CAGATGTTCAATACCAGTGACTACAACGAATCCTGCAATCGCTAATTGCGCAACACCAACAAATCTTTCATTCTTGGCAAATGCCCCAATTTATCAAGATTTTGAAATGGGATCATGTTATACATTAGTTGATAATGCTGGAACTTATGAATATAATTGCGAACTAAAACCAAAGGTCATTTGCGATGGATATTGGGTTGCGCAGCAAAATGCAGACAATCCATTCTGTGTGAATGATTATCAACCAACAAATCCAGTCAAATCAAATGGAGTTTATTCTCCTGCATCCATGTCTCTTGAAGATTTTACTGCACTTGGAATTACATCTGGCGATGAATATCAAGGTGGAACTTTCATCGGAATATTCAAACCAGCACCATTGAGCGGAACAAGCAGCAATGTTTATGGTAATATAAACTTTGATACTCCTGTAATTGGTCCATTCAATTCAGATTCGATTGGCGGAACATATTCTCAATGGGCAATTATTGTTGACACTACGCCATATCCTGTTCCATTCCTGGTTGAAGGAGAGATTGATGCAGATTACTCGACCTCTATGTGGGATGGATATTATAACATCTATGGCAATGGATCTAACTTTGATGGCATTAAGACTGCACTGACCAATACTATCAAATATGTCCCAAGAAATGGATTCCTTGATTATTATCTGCCATCGATATATGAACTTCAATTTTATGCAAATTATCTCTACGCAAACAATATAAAAACAATAGGAAATGTCATTTCTTCATCGATTTTCAACACTAAATACTTGAACAAGAATGTATCACGAACTAGAATAAATGGTACAACCTTTGTTTATGGTCTGGGTATCAATGAAAATTATTCGGTGAACTACAGAACAATACTGATAGAAAAGAGAAACGAAGAGACTGCCTTGTTCTTTAGAAGAATATTATTAACATAAGAGGTTTATTATGGGTTGCAATTGCAATAAAAATAAAAACAATGTGAACACTCCTGCTCCCGCTCAAGAACCAACTCCACCACAACCAGAACCAACCTTCCGAAAAGATAATATTGTAAAGGAAGGAGCACTCAAGGAAAAACTGACGATGATGCAAAGTTTTGCATCAGCAATCACTTCCAGAGGGTTTAACAACGAGAAGGTAACCATTCCAATGAAGCAACTTAGAGTAATCAGTTGCTTTGGAAACAAGGAACAGGGTGGTGTTCTTCCTCCATGCGAACATCTAAAGCAAAGCACAACTCCAGGAAAATTCTACTGTGGTGGATGTGGATGCGGTGATCGTCAGGGAACCTGGTTGCTTGCAGATGATACCCAATATGGCAAATTGGATTATCCTCGTCTCAATTGTCCGCTACAGATGCCTGGATTCTCAAATTATGAGAAATCAAAACCAGATGAATCTGAACCACCAATCACCAGACGCTTCTATATTGAACAGTTGCCATATCCTGAAATCGAGAAAATAAAGGTTTCAACGAATGAACCACCTATAAGTAAAGAACAACCAAAGAAATAATAAAGAACTCTCCTTATAAATAAAGTAAGGAGAGTTTTCATATGTCTTCAGCAGCACCATATTCACGACAAACACTTATAGAGTACTGTCTTCGAACCCTCGGAGCTCCAGTAATCCAGATCAATGTTGACCAGCAACAATGTGAAGATCGTCTAGATGAAGCACTTCAGTATTTCATAACGAGACATTATGATGGTGTTCAGAAGGTTTATTTCAAGTATCAACTCACACAGACCGATCTGGATCGTGGATATATTAACATCAACGATATCGATACTCCATCTGGAGATCCTGATGGACCTAGTGGCACTGACATTGTTTCTATTGTTAAGGTATTTAGATTTGGTACTCTTTCTGGTGTTAATATGTTTGATGTCAGATATCAACTTGCATTGACCGATTACTTTGGAATCAATCGTGGATTGAATGGAAGTCAATCGACTCCTCTTGCTGGATATCAGGTTACCATGCAGTACATCAGTCTGCTTGAGCAATTCTTTAGTCCAGAAAAGTCAGTCAGGTTTAGTGCAGTGACGGACAAGATCTATGTTGATGCATTCTCTCAGGATATTCCAGCGGAACATTATCTCGTAATCGAAGCATACGCCGTTCTTGATCCAGAGATACACACCAAGATCTACAATGATCGTATGTTGAAGAAATATGTAACTGCTCTCATAAAGAGACAGTGGGGTTCCAACATGTTGAAATACGATGGAGTTCAACTTCCTGGCGGAATCACCTTTAAAGGTCAACAGATATATGATCAAGCAGTAAGAGAAATAGAAATGATAGAACAAGAATTCGAAAAAGCCTACGAACTGCCAATCGATTTCATGATCGGATAATACATGGCAACAAATCCATACTTCAAAGAATATAATGGAGAAATAGATCTATTGGACGATCTGGTTGTAGAGACAATCAGAGCAATGGGTCGTGATATGATCTATATCCCAAGAGAATATCTAAACAGAGATATTATCTTTGGAGAGGATACAATTTCTCAGTTAAAGAATGGTTATACAATTGAGATGTACATTCAGACTGTCACCTCATTCGGTGGTCAGATGAATATCATCAATAAGTTTGGTATCAATATAACTGACCGCATAACGCTACAAGTATCAAAAACTCGTTTCAATACTGAGATATCTTCAAAAAATTCAGATATAAGAACTCCAAGAGAAGGAGACATAATCTATTTTCCCTTCAATAAGAGTCTTTTTGAAATCAATTATGTCGAAGATAAGATTCCATTCTTTCAATTTGGTTCGCTGAACCTCTATACACTGACATGTGAACTCTTCACTTATTCGTTCGAGAAGATCGAAACTGGTATTACAGAAGTAGATGAAGTAGAAGAGAAGAGAAAGTACAATATGATTTCGTTCACACTTTCCAGCGCACCTGTTTCTGGTACTGCTGTTCTGACGCGCGGAGAGCGCGTCTACCAGGTTCTTGGTGTAACTGGTGCTACTGCTACTTACGCAAATGCAACTGCCGAGGGAACGATTGTAGAATATACAGGAAATACCACATACATCAAGGATGTTGATGGAACATTCATTAGTGGAATCAACGGAACTCAGTCTATCAGGGGAGTCACAAGTGGAATTGAATATTATCTCCTTGATGTAAATGAGACAAATGTAAATCTCTCAATCGATCCAATTTCTGGTGTTTCTGAAATTGAAAACGATGTATATGCCAAGAAAGCGGATACGGAAATCAATTTCAACAGAGATAATCCATTCTCAGAGGAATGCAATTAATGTTCACAGTTACACAATCATACTATAACGAATCGATAAGAAAAATAGTTATTGCTTTTGGTTCATTATTTGAATCTCTTTATGTAACTCGCTATGAAGCGGATGGAACAGAGATTGAAAAGATAAGAGTACCTTTGGCATATGGAAATAAGGAAAAATTCATCTGGAAACTGACTCAAGAGAGTAGCATCTCAAAGAATTCAAGAGTCCAGACAGTTCTTCCACGAATGGGATTTGAAATCACCACATTCACCTATGATCCAACTCGCAAGATCAATAGAACAATTCAAAGAACAGAAGTAGTGAATAATGTTCTTAAAAAAGGTTACAGCGAAGTTCCTTATAACATCAACTTTTCACTATATGTCTTCACTCGTCACATGGATGACATGTTGCAGATAATAGAGCAGATTGTTCCATATTTTGCTCCTGATTTTACAGTCACGATCAAAATGAACGATCTTCATCAGAATGTGGATATACCATTTGTTCTGAACAATGTTACATTGAATGAAGATTATGAAGGATCGTTTGACAATCGAAGAGCATTGATCAGTACATTTGACTTTACCGTGAAGTCTTACATTTATCCAAATATCTGTGGCAGTGGTGGCAATGTCATCGAAAGAACAGATGTTAATTTCTTTGATGGCACTGGAACCACTGCTGCTTCGAATTATGTCGGAGATGTTGGTTATACTGGAGATGTGATAACTGGATCCATTACCGAAGTACGAGGAGATTGGCCATGAGTGAAGAAAATAAGACAGCCGAAGAAAAGTTGTCTGAGATATTGGATATTGAAATCAAGGCAAAAGATCAAACAAAAGAAATAAAAAAGGTAGAAGATTTTGCAAAGCAAGTCAAGATAAAACGAAAAGATCAGGTAAGACAGGATTTTGATTCTTCTCGTAAAAATATGAAGGAATTGATCAATCTTGGTTTTGAAGCAATAGATGGAATCATGAAAGTTGCCGAAGCGGGAGATTCTCCCAGAGCATATGAGGTTGCTTCAATCCTCATGAAAACAGTGAGTGAAATAAATTCAGATCTTATGAACATGCACAAGACTACGGCAGATGCCCTTGGTGCAAATAAAGTTGTAAAAAAGAGTACTACAAATAATTCCATATTTGTTGGATCGACTCGGGATCTACAAAATATAATCAATCAATCTCGTAGTCAACTTAAGGCGATAACACAAGAAGATATTGAAAATGACAACCAATAAAAAAGATGGATATCTTGGAAATCCAAACCTCAAACCAGTAGGAGTTCAACAGCAATTTACTCCAGAACAGGTTCAGGAATATATAAAATCATCAAACGATCCAAGTTATTTTGTTAAAAATTATGTCAAGATCGTTGCTGTGGATAAAGGTCTTGTTCCTTTCGAAATGTATGATTACCAAGAAGATCTGATCAAGACTCTTCACAATAATCGATTCGTAATAGGAAAACTCCCCAGACAGACTGGAAAGACGACTACAGTAGGTTCTTATCTACTTCATTATGTTCTTTTTAACCAGAATGTAAATGTTGCAATTCTTGCAAATAAGCAAACAACCGCTATTGAAATCTTGAGTAGAATCAAGATGGCATATGAATATCTACCAAAATGGTTGCAACAAGGTGTCATAGAATGGAACAAAGGTTCGATTGTACTTGAGAATGGTTCTCGTATCATAGCATCCGCTACCTCTTCGTCTGCCATCCGAGGTGGTTCATTCAACTGCATTCTTCTTGACGAGTTTGCTCACATTCCAACCCAGATAGCAGAAGAGTTCTTTACTTCAGTATATCCAACCATTACATCTGGTCAATCCACCAAGATGTTCATTATTTCTACTCCCAATGGATTGAATATGTTTTATTACTATTGGAAGGGTGCTTTAAATAAACAGAATGGATATATTCCATTTGAGGTACATTGGAGTCAGGTTCCAAAATATCCAGGTGGTCCACTTCGTGACGATAAGTGGAAACAGGACATGATCAGCAAGACTTCAGAGAAACAGTTCGAACAAGAGTTCGAGTGTGACTTCTTGGGAAGTTCAAATACATTAATATCTTCTGCCAGACTTCATACCCTGGTTTATACCAAACCAATATTAAGAACCAAAGATGGTATGAACATATATCAAGAACCAGTAAGGAAAGACCCAGATGTGGAGAAATCCCAAGATCATCTTTATTTTATAACTGCCGATGTCGCGGAAGGTCAAGGAAAAGACTATACCGCAGCAGTAGTCATAGATGTCACTCAGTTTCCATATAAAATTGTGGCGACTTATAGAAATAACACAGTGTCTCCTTTGTTATTTGCTTCCGTTCTTAAAACGATAGCAAGAAAATATAATAATGCTCATGTTCTTATTGAAGTAAATAGCATAGGAACAGAAGTAGCAAATATTCTTCATACAGATCTGGAATATGAAAATATTGTAAAGACTGCCATGATGGGTCGAAAAGGTCAGATAATCACCGAAGGTTATGGACCTGTAAAAAAGGTGCAAATGGGTGTAAAGACTTCGGTGCTTACCAAAAAGGTTGGTTGTCAGGTTTTAAAGAACTTAGTCGAAGAAGATAAACTTATCGTAGAAGATGCCGACATTATCTCAGAATTTACTACATTTGTATCAAAAAAGCAAAGTTTCGAAGCAGAAGATGGTCACAATGACGACTTGGTAATGTGTCTTGTGTTGTTTGCATGGGCAACGAGACAGCAATATTTTAAAAATCTAACGGATATGGATGTTCGTCTTGCCATGTATCAGAACGATATAGAAGAAATCGAAGACTCCATGCTTCCATTTGGATATTTTAATGATGGCACTATGGATGCAGAAGATGCAGAAGAAGATGTAAAATGGTCTTCTGGTAATGACCATTGGTTGATTTTTGATCGAAAAAACATAAAAACTCCATGGGATGATCTTATACCTAAAAAGAATAGAGGATCCTAAAAATATTCAGTTCTTAAAAAAACTACATATAAATAGGAATTTTATTTAAGGAGAGAAAAATGTCCAGACCAAATGTAACTTTCAAAATTATAGATGAATCTTTAGTGGTCCCAGTTACTGAAGAGTTTTCGTCAACTATTGGAGCAGTTTACAACCCAACCGTCGCCCTCAAAGTTCTAGGAACAACCGCAGAAAAAGATGCTGGATATTACTTCGTTCCAAATGCATCTGATTGGTATGGTCGTCTAACCGATTATATCACTAATAGTTCAGGTGGAATTGATGCTTTGGCAGGTATCACTCTTTGGAGTGTTGGTTCCTGTGCAGCATCATACCTGAATGGTCTTTATACTGGTGCAGGTATTTCAGCAGGATTCTCTGGTGAATGGTGGCCAGTAAATAACTTCCTCCAATATGGAGCTGGTTGCTATGTCGGATTCGGATCTGCAACTCCATCTAATAACTTTACTGCACTTGGTTTTGATGTTATGTTCCAAGGCGGAAATGGTACTGGTGGAAATTATGGCACTGTCGTAACTACTGTCGTAGATTCTCGCGCATCAGGTGATCAACCTGTAATTGGTGTTGTATATGCTTCTTCGATTACAGGAGCAATTGATTCAAATCTAACAGGAATTACCTTCCCATCAGGAGCAAATAACTACAATTATATCAAGGTTCTTGGTGAGAAATATCACCTCGACACCACTGGTCTTTATACCATAGAGACTCCTCTTGCAGCAGATGTTGCAGGATGCATTGCTCGTACAGATAGAGACTTCTATCCATGGTTCTCTCCAGCAGGATCTCGTAGAGGTAGAATTCTAAATGTTCTTCGTCTTAAGAGAACTCTTACAACCGCAGAACAAGATAATCTTTATGCATCAAAAGTAAATCCAGTAGTCACATTCCCAGGAGATGGAACTCTTCTCTTTGGAGATAAGACATGCGAAGCAGCAACTTCAACTCTTTCTAGAATCAATGTTTCTAGACTGTTCATGTATATTAAGAAAGCACTTGCACCTGTTGCTCGTTCAATTCTCTTTGAGCAAAACGATTCAATCACTCGTTCTCGCTTCAAGATAGCTGCTGAAGGTTTCATGGATAGAATCGTTGGTCAAAGAGGTATTACTGAATATAAGGTTGTATGTGACGAGACAAACAACACTCCAGATATAATCGAAGCAAACTACTTTGTTGCTGATATTCTTATCAAACCAATCACATCCATCAATTATGTCAAAATTACACTAACCAACAAAGATCTTTCATCAACTCTTTGATAAATAAAGGGAGAGGTTAATTAAATGGGTACATTAAATCAATTTAGACAAAATTTCTTTGGAGTAAGACCAAATCGCTTCTTGGTAGAAACCAAGTGGCCAAATGGTGTTTCTTCTCCAGATTTAAGTGACCTCAACATTTATGTTAAAGCAGCAGATCTTCCAGGTTCAACAATTGGTACAATTCCAATCGCATGGCAGGGAAGAATCGTCAAGTTTGCTGGCGAAAGAGTATATGCAGACTGGGCAATTTCAGTATATGATTCCAGCATCCCTGCAAAGGATCTACGCAATGGATTTGAGCGTTGGATCGAAGCGATGGATGGAAGAAATACTCACAAGTTAAATTACAATCTCACTTCTGATTGGATTGTAAGATATAGTGATATTACTCCTGGAACCACCACTACTCCAGACAATACTCAATCACCAAAGAACTTCAATAAGTCTGTCAAGTTGCGAAATTGCTTCCCAACCGACATCGGACCAATTACTCTTAACTATGATGTTTCAGATGCATTTTCTGAATTTACCGTGCAAATTGCTTACGATTTCTGGGAACCATATAACTAAGGATTGATATAAAACATGGCATTTGATTTTTTTGGTTTTTCGATTGGCAAAAAGTCTGAATTTTCTGACTACGGATTGACTGGAACTAATCCCCAGAACGCATCATTCGTAGCACC